TGGAAGAGATTGTTAATCAGGTGGCGGGAGATAAGTAATCAATAATCCACCAAGCGTTGAACACTATCAATCCCACGTACAGAATGATCTTGTTAATCATACTGCCTCTCCTATCCTTGGTATCTCCTCAAGTGAAAACACATAACCCGTTGGCTTTTTCTCTGGGTTCTCTGGCTTTGACTTGAGCTCTATCTTATTTACGATGTTGTGTGCCACAGTAATAGGGATCTCTGTCTCTCTTGCCGCAGCACTCTGAGTCATACCCTCACGATAGAAGTAATGCAGCACCATCTGTTCAAGATCCTCCCGGTGCACATAGATGCCAGTAGCTTTGGGATAACGGCCACTCTTTTTCATCACAGTCTCTCCAGTATTTCGCAGGTCCTAGGGTCAATAAGAAGATCTAAGTAATACTCGTGAGATGCATGCTCCTTTTCTGCTTGCAGTTTGAGGGTTGCGTTTGCTATGTGAATAGCGTGTTCAGTAGACTTAGCGTTAACCTTCATTGTGTCTACGTCCTCACCATCGTAGTGATAGATGATTAGGTAATTCTTTTTTAATGGCAGCTCTTGACCAAATAAAAACTTAGGTGCTTTATCCATCAGTCATCTCCTTGTTGTATCTCATAAGACACCCACCGCGCTTCATCCAACATGGAATGGGCATAAACTATTGCATCATCGGCACACTCGAATGGCCCCTCGGGGTCAAGCTCACCACCGTCCCGGTCAGACATCACCACCCAGTAAGTCTCAGCAGTGGGCATCGTAGTCACCCCACTCTGTCATCTCTGAAGGTTCGCATTCCATCTCTCTGCGTTGAGCATTGATCTCATCTGTCGCAGTGTCCTTGCACTCCAGACATAGGCGATTGACCTCACCTATCTCCGGGTACTTGTTGTGAAAGTCTGACGTTAGCCACACCACCTTGGTTCGCGAGTTACACCATGAGCAAATCAATTGACTATCCCTAAGCACTCAAGTATGTGCTGATGGATGTTGTCCTCATCGAACAAGTCAGCCAGGTCAGGGCCACCATCACGACTGTCTTGGATAGCTGTGATTCGTAGATCAATATCACCATCGGTAATACGAATGTCGTAGTCGATGTCGATAGAGAGCCAGCCCAGATCTGTATTGATGTCAGTCTGGACAAAGCCCTTATCCCAAAAGTTTTTAAGCTGCGTTTGCATCGGCATCCTCCTGCGGAAATAGATCTTCAGACATCATTGACTCAACAAAGAACTCCCAGACCTGGAGCTCAGACTCCCAGACTCCAGCGCTGCCTCTGTAATAAAACTCAAGGCGATCATTAGGTGCCTCCTTCTCTGACCGACGAGCTTCTTCTGCTCGACGACGAAGGGCAGATATATGACTGCGTACAAAGTCACGCTGGTATTCATTGAGATACATAGGATGAAACATCATTCATCTCCTGTGGGTTGTGATACATCGACGCGGTTGCAACGTCTGATGTTGGTAGATAAGCGGCGCATTGAGGTGGCATCTTCAGGGAGCCAAGCATCCGTGGTACGAGAGAGGCATTGCTGCTCTGCGTCCTTGGGTGTGTTGGCTTTGACGATGAAGGTATACATGTCCTCGGTAGTAACCCGGACGATGTAGGTTGCTGGTTCATAAAGCGTTACGACATTAGATGACATCGGCATTCCTTAGCTCGGCAAAGCAAATGGCTGGTGTCTTATAGTCATCACCGTTGGGGTCGATAAGATTGCAGTGGTTAGCTAGTGCCAGTGCTCGGGCAATATCTAACTTGAATTGAAAGGCCAAGTTGCTGGCCTTCCAGTAAGGTGTCAGTGAGATCTGACTAACAGTAGACATGATTAAGCTGCCTCCTCTTTGTTCTCACGCTCCGCTATTGCAAGATCTACAGCTTCTTGTGCTTTAGTACGAGAGCCATGAGCAAAGACTTTACCGGCAGTCTGCTTACACTCAAGCTTTATGCGATAGAAAATTATGCGATCATTAGAAAGCGGTGCGTCAAAATCATAGACACAATCAATAGGCGTAACCTCCTGCATGAGATCAAGTATTTTAAAGCAGGTTGCAGAGTCTCCATAAAACCGTTGGCCATGGATCTCAAGTATGGATTCTTTAGACATAGTACGTTTCCTTATGCGGCTTGAATGAATTGATCTAACGAGCTCCGCTCGCACCGATGGGTGCGGAGCGAGTTCTCTATATAGGTGACAGCTTGTGTTGCCTTGGTTGATGCAGCGAACAGTGCTTTGGGATCGCTCTTGAATACCTTAAGCCAGGATGCGAGGTAGCTGGCGTGTTGCTCTAGCTGATAGGACATACCCCATTGACCAGAGATAAAGGCAGCACCTAACTCAGCAATGAGTTCTTCCATAGCGTATGCCTCATCACCAAACCTACCTGTTAGCTGTCGATCACAGCGGGTCTTGGCACCTGTAGCATGGACACATTCATGGGCTAGCGTAGACATGTATGCTTCAGGCGTCGTGAATAGCCCAAGGTCGGGCATCTTTATTATGTCGGTGGATGGTACATAGCAGGGCTGACCGTCCTTTACGGTGATACCTAGGGCGTCAGGGATGATGGTCGCCATCTCCACATCAGCAGGGTTGTGGTCGTTAGTCTCTGGTACTGGGATAGTCTCGACTAGACCGGGCACTTGTTCGACATTGAACACCCAGTAAGGCTTGTGGTATCGGTAAGTACGATCACCTTCCTCGTCCTTCTGTCCACCAGTACCGACATAGGTAACAAGCGTAGCCTTCTGACCTTTGCCAACACAAAAGCCTAGGTCTTTAGCTGCCTTGTAGGTAAGCCATCGGTTATGTTGATAGTCATTGAGGGCTTGAGTAACCCAGAGTTGTAGGATGTTGGTGCCACCTGTGTAACAACGCTCGGTGGTGTGTGACATAGGCATGACGTTAGTGCCAGCCTTCCATTCTTTCTTCCATGGGACAACACCATCCTCGATAGACTTAACGATGTTGTCAGTGATCTGTTGGTAGACCGAACCTTTGGATGTCTTAGACATTATGTACTCCGTAATGAGTTGATGAAACAAGTATGATATTACTAAGAACATGGGGCGAAGTCACTACAAAAGTAATAGACTGTCACCAAATGATAGAACGATATGACTAACTATGGATCAAGCTCAACGAACTCCTCATAGTATTCGCCTGGTACTGCTTCCTCCTTTGTTGCTATGTAACCAATGACGTTAACGATTCGACGAGTGCTGTCGTAGGTAAAATAAATACCTTCTTCGTTATCAGTGCTGATGACAGTCCACACCTGCTCCTCACAATAGCCAGCATCTATTACATCTTCGTAGTGCAAGAAGTAATTGCCATCAGTATCTTTGATCTCCTCATAGGGAAACTCACCTTCCATTACTCATCCTCCGTTAGTTTGAAATGACTACGCAAAAAGACATTGACTAGGTAGGTGTCGAACGACCAGCCAGTAAGACGAATGATTGTTTCATCCATAGCATCCGCTACGTCGTGTTGACCAGTGCCCCTCGTAAAAAGATACTTTGCAAACAGCCTATTCATCTCCTTGCCACACCATTCAGCCCCCTCTGCAACCTCCCAAGCGAGATGATCGTTGTAAGGAGCTTTGCTATTGGCTTCATTGAAAAGCTTGGCAGCTACAGCTACCTCCTCTACGGTATAGTCCTGATCCATTACTGTCCCCTTATATAAATTGAGTAATCATCTGCTTCAGCAGTGAAGTGCAAGCCCATGTTCAGTAACAAGCTAATGACATAGACCATCTCATCTAAGTCACTGCAATTAATAACGTGTCTATCCATTACTCCTCCTCCTCTTGTGCATCGCAGCATTTCTTACATTGAAAGACACCTGTTCGGTATCCGATGATGACCTCACGTTCCCATGTGGTGCGACAAGGCCATACGTTCTGCACCAAGTCATGTGTCAATGCGTAGTGTTCATAGTCATCTGCTAATACAGAGACTTCGTGTGTTGTGTTGCAGGTCATGCATGTAGCTTCGAGTGTTACAGCGTGTCGTGATAGGTGACGCATTGGCATCTCCATTAATTCTGGCGTGTCGCATGTAGTGTGCGAGGCAAAGCTCATCTCCATTACCACCGCAGCGGTCTCCGAAGGAGCGGTCTGGTAGCTAGGGGTGTTGGGTTGAGGTCTGGGCAACGCGGTAGCTGGTAGCTTTACGAGTGATACCATCTGAGGGCGCTCCATAGTGGGTGGATGGTTTGGGTTTCAAGATCCAGAACAAACATAAAAAAGGGAGAGCCGAAGCCCTCCCTAGTATTTAGGATGCCTGCTGTTGCTTGGCTTCCAGTTCTTCGATGCGCTCTAGCATGGCGAGCTTGTCGTTGAGGCGCTGTTCTGCTTCGTCCAGGCGCGCAAGCTGTTCAGTGATCTGAGCTGATGGATTGTCGACAACGTTGGAGCCTGCAATCTCTGGCTTTGAGATATTGACGATAGCCTTGTACTTGGACTCGTCGATCTTGACCGAGATGTTAGGTCTTGGGTTGCCGTTCTTGGATACACCCGGCTCCTCGTTGTGCCAAGCTACGACAGCCCACTTCCTGCCGTGGTCGTCGGTGTAGCTACCTTGAAGGTTGGGGGCCTTGTCCGATGATGGATTCTCGATAGTCCAGAGGGCTAGGTTAAACTCAGGTAAATTAATCATAGTTAAAACTCCGTAATGAATTAAATTAATATCTTAGAAAATGTGGCAACCCACGCTTGCGGTGGGTTCCACATCTTTCGGTCTGAGCCTAGGGGTAATGGCTAAGAAGCTTGCCCTCATACTGGGCGTATTCTGGGCAGTAGCCTCGTTCGTAGATCTCAGCACTAAGCATTGAAACGATCTGATTTATACGATGAAGCTCATGCTTCTCTGTTGGATGTCCACAGAATAGCTCCGCGCCTGCTTGCCAGTAATGTCCAAGTAACGTAGCGATGTCTTGGTCTGATCTTTTGGGTAGTGACATGACGTTCTCCTTAGTGGATTGTAGCTGAGTCCCAGTAAGCATCGTGTTCGGGCTGCCAGTACTTAGATCCGAACTCGTCAGTATCTATAACGGGATCTTGATAGTCGGCGTTGTGGTAATCCTGTAGCTCTGCCATGACACCTTGCACAATCCAGTCAATCTGCTCGCTGTTGATGTCCCATTCGTGGTGGGCTACTAGTGCGTGTGCTAAGAGGCTTAGATCTTGAGTGAATCCTGCTGCTGCTTCTGAGAACAGGATAGTTTCTAAAGCTCGTATCTCGTGGTAGTTGCTCATAACTTCGTACTCCGTAATTTATAAGGTAAAGCTGATCTGTCTTAGATCAACGTAGTGCAACACCACCCCAACACCTTCAGGTGCGACCCTGATCGAGTGGATAGAGGGCGCTCGCCGCCCACCTATCCCGAGATCGTGAGGGTCGTTCTCGTGGTCAATACGGCAGCAAGGTAGAGTGAGCAGAGACTTACTCGTGTCAAGATCGTAAACGACTGGAAACGTCCTTATGTTTCCTTAATCGTTTACGTTCTTTACACGGGCGAGAATTGCGGGTTATGAAGGACAGAGCGTTTGGGTGCCAGGACTAGCGCCACCTCATTTGATTGCCGTAGGTCGAACAAAAGCCATAGCTTTTGGAGTTCAAATTAGTGGACTAGTGCGGCGCACAAAGCGACTACCTACCGAACATCTAAGGCTCTTATAAACGCGCAGCTTGCTGCGGCTCTTAGTGTTGTTTGTTCTTACCATCTGGTATGGAGTGGTCGCTGGTGTTATGAGTGTTAAGTATCTCTGGTGGGTTCCATCTACACTCGCCCTGTTCCGGTTGATACCATCTACACGTTGGTACCGGGGGGAGGGGCCAGTTGAGCGTATCCATTGGAGGTTCCACTCAGACTTGCAAAAGGTAAAAATACGGATGACTTCATAAAAGAACATACGGTTACATTTGTTCTCTCATAAGAATGGGTTGCGATGTTTGCGTATGAAGCCAACCGTCCTGCCTAAAATATACTATTTGGAATGTGATAAGCAAGTTATGACTAATTTAATTTAAAGAATCCTTGCATTGATCGTTTTATTCGATAGAATCCAGTCATATCGTACTGATAAAGCGATGCAAGATGACAGCCAGACAACTCGCTAAAGGATTGACCGACAATAACGGTAATCCTCTCAGACCCCTCTCAAAGCGCGAGGAGCGAGAACGTGTCTCTCTAGTACGCCAAGCCTTCCTTTATCACCCTGACTTACCAAGGGTCGTACAGAAGGCCATAGACATATCCTTAGATGATGACCACAAATCTCAAGGGGCTGTCTTAACGACCATTATGAAAACGATTGTCCCTGCTAGTGCTTTCTTAGATGAGCAGAAGCAGACCGCAGCCGTGACAGTCAATATCACCGGGATGGACATTAAGACCCCTGAAGTCGTTGACGGTGAAGTAGTAAGTGAAGTGGTGAAGGAGGATGTATCGGAGATGTAAACATTGATCCTCTGGATTGGCAGAAAGAAGTCCTGAGAGATGCGTCACGTTTTAAGGTTATCGCGGCGGGTCGTCGAACAGGTAAGTCCTATCTTGCGGCCTGTACGTTAATCCTGGCAGCCCTTAACGATAAAAAAGGAAAGGTCTTTTATGTGGCCCCAACCCAAGGACAAGCCCGTGATGTGATGTGGGACGTACTCTGGGAAATAGCCGGGGACATCATTGAGCACCAGAACATTAACAATCTGGAACTAACCCTAGCGGGTGGGAATAAGATCTACCTCAAGGGCTCAGATAGACCCGATACCTTACGGGGAGTTTCCCTCAAGCACTTGGTCTTGGATGAGTACGCCTTTATGAAGCCTGACGTATGGGAGAACATCCTACGTCCTGCGCTCTCTGACCAACAGGGGACGATGATTGCCATTGGAACCCCTGAAGGTCGTAACCATTTTTACGACATGTACTTAGGGGCTGACACGTTTGAGGACTGGACTTCGTTTCACTTCACAAGTTTCGACAATCCTCTGGTCAAGCGCGAAGAAATAGAACATGCCCGAAACACCCTACCTAACTATGCATTTCAGCAAGAGTATATGGCAAGTTTCGATGCCAAGACTCAAGGCCATTTTAAGGTAGAGGATTTTGATTACTACGAGAAGCGGCCACCCGGTAATTACGATGTCTATATCGGGATTGACCTAGCGGGATTTAAGCAGACAGGCCAACGGAAAACGAAGAAGCGCGATGACTCCGCGATCTCTGTGGTCTATGTCAACGGTGAGGGTCACTGGTACGTTGAAGATATTATCCACGGTCAATGGTCACTCGATGAAACCTGTGGACACATTTTTGCGGCTGTGGATAAACATAGACCGATCATCACGGGTATTGAGAAAGGCATTGCACAACAGGCCGTATTCTCCCCTCTCAACGACATGATGCGCCGTACAGCAAGAATCTTCCGACTAGAGCCTCTTAGCCACGGAAACCAGAAGAAGGCTGACAGGGTGCTGTGGGCGCTTGCAGGGCGCTTTGAGAATGGACTGGTTCACTTAAAGAAAGGTGAATGGAACGAACGCTTTGAAGATGAGGCCGGTAACTTTCCTTCGGCCCTAGTACACGATGACCTGATAGATAGCCTTAGTTATGTAGATCAGATGGCTCAGGTTCCCTATTTCTCCGGTATCGACGCTCCTGATGAGTTCGATTGCCTTGACGCTGTGGCGGGTTATTGATGTCTGACGATGATATTTTGGGTGTAGAGCAAGATCTGTACGGCTGGATTGATTCCACGACAGAGAACTGGCGCACTCACTACCAGTCAAACTACGAAGAGCAGCATGAAGAATACTTCAGGCTTTGGAGAGGTATTTGGTCAGAGAAAGACAAGACCCGGGCCAGTGAACGCAGCCGTTTAATTGCGCCAGCCCTTCAGCAAGCCGTTGAATCTAACGTGGCAGAGATAGAAACCGCTACGTTTAGCCAATCAACCCTCTTTATGTTGGAAGATGATGACGAAGATCCCAAAGATGTGGCAGGTTTGCAGTATTTGCTGCACAAAGACATCGAACGAGCGCACATTCGCCCGGCAATTGGTGAAGTTTTAATCAATGCAGCGGTCTATGGGACAGGAATAGCCGAGCTCATCATGGATGAGACGATAGAATACAAGCCAGCCGTGCGTGAAATGCCAGAAATGGAAGCTTCGGGCATGGCTGAGTACGGGGTAGAGGAAACAACCCGTCCTATAGTGAAGATGAAGCCCATCTTGCCCAAGAATTTCCTGATCGAGCCTAGTGCTACGTGCTTAGGAAGCGCAATGGGCGTCTGTATTGACGAAATGGTGAGCAAGCACTCCATTGAACTCCTGATTGAGTCCGGTGTTTACCGGGATGTGGACATTGGGGGTGGTCAATCCGACTTAGGACTGGCTAAAGACGCCGAGCTCTTACATCAGCCCGAGGATACGGTACGGATTAAGCGTTACTACGGCCATGTACCCCGTGATCTCTTGGTTGAGGCGGGTGTAGACGGTGAAGGTCTTGATGACACCAAGTTTATTGAGGCTATCGTCGTTATTGCAGACGGTGAAATCCTCAAGGCGTTAGCCAATCCCTACATGATGAAAGATCGTCCGATTATGGCGTTCTCATGGGATGTTGTCCCCTCGCGGTTCTGGGGTCGTGGGGTGTGCGAGAAAGGTTACATGAGCCAGAAGGCACTCGATGCTGAAATGCGGGCAAGAGTAGACGCCCTAGCATTGACGACACATCCCATGATGGCCGTAGACGCTGCAAAGATCCCAAGGGACAGCAAGTTCGAGGTTAGACCCGGCAAGATGATCTTGACCAACGGTAACCCAGCCGAAGCGTTGATGCCCTTTAACTTTGGTCAACTGAATCAGATCAGCTTTAACCAATCTGCGGGCTTGCAGATGATGGTTCAGCAAGCGACTGGAGCTCTTGATGGTGCTCAAATGGCGCAGGGGCCATCAAGTGACACAACGGCAGCCGGTATCTCGATGTCGATGGGCGCGGTAATGAAGCGTCAACGTCGCACCCTGGTCAACTTTCAAGAGAACTTCTTTAAGCCGTTAATCAAGAAGCTA